GAAACTTTCGGTGTCGAGCCTCCGGTCGATCAGGACTGTCAGAATCCGAAGATTGCAAAGTGGGTAGCATTCCCGCCAGAGAAGAACAAGCGGGGTGCTCACCTTGACATCGCGTACTCGGCAGATGGCGACTCCGCAGGCATTGCGATGGGTTACATCTCGGAGTTGATTGAGACCGAGGAAGGCGATGTTGTTCCGTACATCACCTTTGACCTGCTGATTCGTGTGCGTGCGCCCATCGGTGGCGAGGTGCAGATCGCAGACCTCCGCAAGTACTTCTATGACCTGAAGAATGTGCGTAACTACAATCTGTACAAGGTGACGATGGATACCTTTCAGTCTGTAGACACGCGGCAGCAACTAAATAAGCGTAAAATCCTCACTGAGGAGTTGAGCGTAGATAAGAAGAAGGGTCCGTACGAGGACCTGCGAGATGCGCTCTACGAAGATCGTATTTCTATCCCGCCTTACATGACGGAACTCATGCCGGGTAGTGCTGAAGTCATCGACATCGTGCAGCGAGAGTTGCTAGCACTGCAAGACACCGGCACCAAGATCGATCACCCGAAAAACGGTTCCAAAGATGTCGCCGACTGTATGGCTGCGGTAGTGCATGAGTTGATGAGTGACCCGATGTACCGTCGTGGTGTAGTATCTCCTCGTCTGCGTAAGGCAAAAGACAATCCAGACGAGCACATGAACATTGAAAAAGTACTATCTGAGTTTGATCGCCCAAGTAGTCAGTTGCCAGGCCCCCCAAGTATGAGACCATCCTTCGGAATGCCAGCAATGCCTCCCATGGGTATAACCATCCCGGATAGACTTCGGAATAAGCGATGAGAGGCACAAATGTCAGGACTTCTGGATTCCCGCGGAAACCCGGTCTCGTCGCAAGCGTTCACGAAGTCTAAGCCTACAGCGGTAGGCGAGGTTGGCACTTGGAGTGGCAACCAGAATCGGTATGGCACACTTCCCGGTGGCGGGATGGTGCAGTTCGATCTGGACGCACTTACCATTCCTGACTATCGCGCGATGCGGAACCACTACCAGGTGAACGCATCCCTCGCTGTGCTGTCTTTCATGCAGCATCAGTCGGACTTTCACGTCATCGCTGAGGGCGAGGGCGGTCAAAAGGTAGCCGACGAGTGCGAGCGGCAACTCCGCGCGATCTGGACGCCTCTTAACCGGGGAATGTCGGCCGCGAACTGGGCAGGCTACGGCCCCAATGCCTTGCAGTGGGAGAACAACCCTCGCACCAACAAGACTGAACTGACCAAGATCAAAGACCTGTACCCCGAAGATACGGCGGTCAACTGGAAGCGCGTTGACGCCTGGAAGCCCCCGGGTTACCAGGGGACGATCAAGGTAGACATTTACGACGGCATCAAGCAAGTCGGTACCCCGTACCCGCTGCCAGTGGACAACTCGTTTTGGTACCCTCTCTTGATGGAGAACGGGAACTACCTCGGTCGCAACCTCTTGAAGGCTGCGTTTCAGCCGTGGTACTTCTCTACTCTCATTCACCTCTTCGCGAACCGGTACTACGAGCGCTTTGGTGAGCCCATCGTGGTTGGTCGCGCACCCTTCACGAACGACGTGCAGATTCCTGGTCCGGACGGCACAGTCAAGACGCTCAACGGTCTTGAGTACATGCTGACCGTGATGCAGCAGTTGCGCAACCGAAGTGTTGTCGCGCTGCCCGACGACAAGACGATCGGGTCGGCTGGTCGCTTCGAGTTCGACTATGACATCAAGTACCTTGAGTCCACGATGCGCGGTGCGGATTGGGAGTCTTACCTGACGCGCCTGGACGAAGAAATCTCAATTGGTCTGTTCACGCCTATCCTTCTGCTCCGTACTGCCGATGTCGGTTCGTACAACCTTGGCGTCGGGCACATGCAGATGTACTTGTGGATGATCAACGCGATGAACGATGACCGCAAGCAGTACATCGACAAGTACATCCTCGCGCGCATGGCTGACTTCAACTTCGGCCCCAATTCCCCGCGTCCGAAGATCGTGTTCCGCAAGTTGGGCAACCAAAACGCTGAAGTCGTTAACACAATGATCGGCGCTCTCGTCGGTGCTGGCAAAATCAAGCCTGACATCAAAGAACTTGGTGAGATTGCGGGCATGAACCTGACGGAGATAAAGGGAGTTGACCTCGACCAGTCACAGGAGCCAGCAGCGGGTGATGAGGAGGCAGGCGACGGCCCGAAGGGAGTTGACGAGCCTCGCGCAACCGAAGAGAAAATCACGGCGCGCGTTTCGCAGCAAGTCCAGAACGCTTTCGCTAAGGGAACCTTCGGAAACGGCTTTCGTGTCGACATGGGGTTCAAGCGTACGCTGTACCGTGCCCTCGAAGATGCTGGCCTTGCGTACACTTCACAGCAAATCTCTGATAAGATCGACGAGTTGTACTCGACGGTCCAAGAGTGGTCCGATGAGGTCTGCGCCATGGATGCCGGGCACTTTGAGGGTCCGTCTCACTTCATGACAATGTTCTCGAAGATTCTGCACCATGAGGTGACGCGAGTCTTCAGATGAGGACGACGAACGACCTTCGCTGTTTTTGTCCTGAGAAACCTCTCCTTGCGACGTACGGAATCGACGAAGATCGGCAACTGTATATCCATGTAAGAATCTGGAAACAGAACCGTATCTTTGGTGAGATGATTGTCAAGTCTGGAATCGTTAAGATTCACTGTCGCTGCTGCTTGCGTTGGCACACTGTAGTCATGCGTGAAGCGTCGGCCAATCTACGTCCGATTGACCCACCGAAAGAACTAAACGAAGAGAGGTAGAAAATGGGACGCGTAGCATCAATGTTTGCGGCGAGACGTACGGAACCCGTAGTGTTATCGCTCAGTTGGTCAACCAAGGAGGAAGTAGAGTGACTACACTCGTAGCGGATAAGGGCACAGATCGTGCTCTTCTGTTCGACTCTTCCTTCGGTGCAGGCTTTGCTGAGCCGGTCCGTCAGTGGTTCAAGAAGGACGACGGCTCGTTCAGCAAGTACTCGATGAGCCGTGTTCCGGTCTTCCGTTCGGGTACGTTCCGGGACTCCTGGGGCGATCAGTACACTTACGAGCCCGAGCATATCTCGCAGATGGCCGACAACTACGCGGCGCTGGCCTCGCGTAAGGTTCTTCAGGATGTGCCGGTGCGGTGCAATCACCCCGGCTTCTTGTCGAACACGATGCGCGACGTGATCGGGTACGTCACCAACGTCACCATCGAAGAGCACGTCAACCCGGTTGACGGAGCCACGTACACATACCTCCTTGCTGACTACGACATTCTCGATGAGCAGGCTGCCAAGAACATCGACAGCACGCTCTGGCGGAACCGGTCAAGCGAGGTGGGCACCTTCCGGACGAACGGCGAAGCCGAATACTGGCCGGTGCTTGTAGGCTTCGCCTACGTGGACATTCCCGCCGTGGAAGGTCTGAACTACGCCAAGAAGGCGGACGACCACAGCAAGTATCCCATCATGTTCGAGAAGGAGATGCCTCTCATGGCAGACACCAGCGACACCACACAGACTTCCGTCGTGCCTGAGGCACCGGCTGTTCCGGCCCCGCCTTCGGCGGCTCCGGTCCAGGCGACCTTCAGCATCGGCGGGGTGCAGGTCACCGACTTCGCGAAGGTGCAGGCTCGCCTTGACCTCTGTGACGAACTGGAGCAGTTCGCCGCCGAGACCAAGATCGCGGGCCGCGTGTCCTTCGTCGGGGCTCTGGCCAGCAGCAACAAAATCCTGGAAGCGCAGAAGCCTGGTCTCGAAGCGTTCGCTCGCGAACTCTCCGACAGCCAGTACGAGGCGTGGAAGGCGACGTGGGAGAACGCCCCCGTTCAACCCGCCCTTGCGGAGCACCCGCACGGGCAGCACAGTTCTTCGGCTCAGGCACCGGTCTCGACCGGCGTCGACGGCGAGGAAGCCAAGTACGAGACCGCTCGCGCGATCATCGCTCGGCACAGCATGGCCGGTATGTCGAAGGACTTCATCGAAGCCACTCCGTCGTACCAACTCCTCAAGTCCAACAACAAGCTGTAAGGAGACCCACTCATGGCTGATTTCAAGGCCGGAACCGGGACTGGTTACATCTGGGGGCGCAACGAGTTTCTTCGTTCGTGGCAGGACGTCAAGACCGAGTCCTACACGCTGTCGAAGGATCTGTGGCCCACCGATGCTGCCGGTCAGAAGATCGCCCAGCCGGGCACGCTGCTCGCCAAGGCGACCAGCGGAGCACAGACCGGCAAGGTCGGCCCGTTCGACCTCGCCGCTCTCGACGGAAGGCAGACGTACGCCAACGTCGTCGGCCTTCTGCTGACGTACCTCCCTTGGCAGTTGCTGGAGCGTGACGTGGAGATTTCCGCCGTTTACGCCGCAGCCGCTCGCCAGGACTGGTGCCGCACTTACACCGGTGCTGCCGGTGCCGCCGTCTACACGCCCATGACGAACGCGATGGTTGACGCCCTCGTTGACGTCAAGGGCCTCGACCTCATCTTCAAGTAAGGAGAGCGACAATGGCTAACCAAGATCAGCAGTTCGCTGGTGCCGCTCTCGGCGGTTCTGGATCGAGCGCCTTCGCAGCGCCGCTGCCTATCGACCGGCTCGTGCGCAAGGAGGTCTCGCTCGGCACCATCCGCGAGATGTCCCCGCCGCGCGATCACATCGGCCTCAGCATCGCTCCGATGCTCGAAGTCGGTTCTGACGATGTGGTCTTCGACTACCTCAAGGACGTCCAGCAGGACACCTTCGCACCGGCGCGTGCAGAGGACGCCGAGGCTGAGTTGGCTCAGAAGGACGACGTGTCGTCCGTCTCGGGTCGGGCTTCGATCATCGACTGGGCTTTGAAGGACAAGTACTCCGCGTCCGACGTGACCCGTTGGCGTGAGGACAACCTCATCGCGGCTGCCCTTCAGGGCGCGGGTGTCAACCTGCAACTGAACGGCATCGGCAACAGCCTTCAGGACTTCAACCGGCGCGTGGCGCGGGACGACAAGAAGCGTCGTCGTGCCCTCGACAACCGGATCGAACAACTCATCATGTCGGCCTTGTGGACGAACCAGATCGTCTACAACGACGGCAAGATTCGTTTCACCGTTCCCTTCGGGCGTCCCACCGACCAGACGCAGGTCGCTCCGGCGTCTGCTCTTTGGTCGGCTGGGGTCACGCACGACCCGATTGGTGACATCAAGGCGGTTCAGGACTTGATCTGGACTCGTCGCAACGTTCGCTGCACTCGGGCGATCACCTCGAAGAAGGTTCTCGACACCATCTGGAAGTCCGATCGCTTCCTGGCGCTGGCTGGCGGCAACATCGCCAACCCGAACGTCAAGATCGACCCGAACTACCTCATGGCTGGCTGGGGTCCCGACTTCGCGATCGACGCTGTGCAGCGCGTCACCGGGATCACCTTCCAGGTGTACGACTCGGTCTACACGACTCGGCCCATCGGGTCGGCCACGCAGACCAACGTGCGCTTCTCGCCGGAGACCGACATCCTCTTCCTGCCCGACGTGGCAGACCTGGGTGAGGTGGACGACACCGACATCGGCTTCGGCAAGACGCTGACGGCTCCTCACCCCGAGGGCAACTGGTCGTCCGGCTTCTATGAGTGGGAGGATGAGAAGCGCGATCCTTGGATTCACGTCCGCGGCTCGGGCATCAAGGCCTTCCCGGTGTTCCCGTACCTGGAGTACACGGCCACCTTGAAGGTGCTCGCGTAGGTCATCATCTGAAGAGGGGCGCGGTCGGGTCGTCTCGGCCGCGCTCCTTTCAGGTTCACAACAAACCACGAAAGAAGGAATCATGGCAGAAACTCAGAAGCCGCCGGTGGTGGAGACCACTGCGCCGCCGGTCCCGCCGTCGGCTCAGGTTGGCGACAAGGAGATGAACTCGGACGGCGTGCCCGCAAGCACCGTCGTTGCAGGCGAGGAGTTCAACCCCGGCTACCTTGAGCCGGAGGAAGTCGAGGGACAGTCCAGCGTCCCGACCGTCGACCCTTTCGCCCTCAATGAGGCGACGAAGTTCGGCTACGTGAACGTTTCGCGGGAGTACCAGCGCTTCACTGGCCCCGAGGCGATCATGAACCCCGACGTCCCCACGTCGGAGAAGTCGAAGACCATCCCGTCCGAGTAGTTTGAGAAAGTAGAACTAAAATGGCGATTGTCGACCTTACGTCGTGGCCGGGTTACTGCACCGAGAATGATTTGCTTACCGGTGTAGATGTTTCCATCCCTGACACGATCAGTAAGGCGCAATTTGTCCGTGACGCTGCCGATGAAATCGACAGCATGATCGGGTTTCTTTACACGACTCCGGTAGTGCTCAGCGCAACCGACGAGGCAAAGTATCGCCCGACAGTTCTACTCCTCAAGCGAGTGAATCGCTTCCTCGCCAGCGGCCGCCTCCTCTTGGCGGCCGCTGCCGTGGGCGAAGATAGTCAACTCCATGCCTACGGAAAGAGTCTTGTTGACGACGCGATGGCTGTACTTGCTGCCATCGTGGATCGCAAGATCATCCTAGAAGGCGTGCTCCCTAGCGCGCAGCAAGCAGACACGTACCAGGTTTCTCGGGGTTACATCTTCAACCTCGATCAGAAATCGGGCGTCGAGACTTTTTACGACAGCATTGTCAATGCTGACCCAAACCTTGACAGGTCACCCTGGCATGGTCCCGACCTCACGAATCCGGACAACTCATGACTCAGCCTTATGTAGGTGACCCCGATTGGCCTTCAGCCTTTGGAGGGTGCAGGTTTATCGGCACATTCGTTGACTTCCTTGCGCGGCCAGTGTCGGGCAAGATAAGCGTGACGCCAACCATCTCAATCATCAAGTCGGGTGGTCGCATCATTGTTGCCACTACTCTCACTTTTGACTTGGATTCGACGGGGTCTGTAGACTTCATCGTCCCTGCAACCAACGACGCTGACACGTCGCCTGTCGGCTGGAAGTACAAGTTCACTGAGAACTTCACCGGCCTTCCTGGTCGTACTTACCAGTTGGACGCGCCTGTTGGCACGACGGTCAACCTTGTTGACGTAACCTCCGGAGGCTAACATGACACAGCCGTACGTTGGTGACAACGATTGGCCAAGTAACTATGGAGGTTGCCGGATTCAGGGCACCTACATCGACTTTTTGGCGCGTCCTGTCTCGGGCAAGCTGATTCTCAAGCCTGCTCCATCTGTGCTGCTGAACCCAACCGCGAAGAAGATTCTCGTTTCGCTGGACTTGGAGTTCAACCTCGACAACAACGGTTCTGTCGACTTCATTATTCCTGCGACCAACGACACCGACTTGAACCCCGCTGGCTGGACATACACGGTCATCGAAACCTTTGTCGGCGTCATGGGTCGCACTTACCCAATCGAAGCGCCAGTAGGCGCTACGGTTAACCTGGTCGACGTTGCCCCGGTTATTGCAAGTACCGGCAACGCTATCATCCGCGGCCCGATTGGTATGAGTGCTTATGAGGTCGCTGTAGCCGGTGGCTTCGTTGGTACTCAGGAAGAGTGGCTCGCGTCCCTCAAGGGTGCGCCGGGTACCGGTGGCGGAGCCTCTGCTCCGCTAACTTTGTCACAGACTACGCCGTCGGCGTCGTGGTTCTTCACGCACAATCTCGGACACTATCCCTTGGTTAGCGTCATGGACAGCAACAATGCTATGGTACTCGCAGACGTGGAGTACCCATCACTCAACACTTTAGCGGTAACACTCGCTAATGCCGCCACCGGAAAGGTGATTCTCTTATGAAGTTTCTCGGCAACCAGTTGGATATGGGTACGCGCCCTGTCGTCAACGCTTCCGATCCCACCAACGCGCAGGACTTGGCAACCAAGAACTACGTCGATGCGCTGGTGCGTGGCAACCGCTGGAAGGATGCGGTTCGTGCCGCGACTACCGGCAACATCACCTTGACCGCGACGCAGACGGTGGATGGCGTCGCACTTGCGGTCAACGACCGTGTGCTGGTCAAAAACCAGACCACTGCGAGCACCAACGGCATCTACACCGTCCAGTCTGGCGCTTGGGTTCGCGCCGCTGACGCTGACACTGCTGCCAAGATCGACGGCGCGACCGTCACCGTCCTGGAAGGCACCGTCAACGCAGCCTTCGTCTTCGCTCTGGCTGCCTCGGTCACCGGTACGATCACGCTGGGCACGACGAACCTTGCGTTCACTCAGGTTGGCGGCGCGGGTGCAACCTACACTGCTGGAAGCGGTCTGCTCCTCAGTGGCGGCGCCTTCTCGGTCGTGGCGGGCAACGGTATCATCGCGGA